ATTTAAAGATAAAAATCAGTATTCGCTAAACCAACAATGACAGCAAATAATAACCCTTTAAAAAACTTTGGATCCTTAAAATGACCACAAATGCCCCAGAAGTACAAGACAAGAAATCAGAATTTAGAGCACTAGTTAATAATGGTCTAACATTCTTTATACTAGCCGTAATGACCTGGGTTGGAGGTAATATCACTATTATGAAAAATAGTTTAGGTGAATTATCCACGAATAATGCTGTAGTTAGTTTAGAAATTGAACATCTAAAAAATCATGATGCCATACAAGATACAACATTACAGGCACATACTACTCTGTTGACTGATCTCATTAAAAATTTACACGAGATGAAATGAACATTCATGCATATAAAGGTTTGAATAGTACCCGGGCAAAAATGGTTTTGCTGGCGTTCTTTACTGCCTGTTATTTTTTGATATTTGGCTTAATTGATCAAAACATCTGGTTAAATGTTACACTTGGCTCAGTTATAGCTTATGCATTTAGTGAAGTCGGTGTTAAGGCCGCTGCCGCATATAGGAATAATAATGATACAACTAACTGATAATCAAGGTAAAATGCTACCTGCAATACGAAATACCTTTACATTGTTATTTTGTATAGCCTTTTTTATTATGGGCTGGTTTGCTCATATGAACTGGGCACTTCGAGCTGAGGCCGATCAACTTGTTGATGACGCTAAGGTATCAGCCAATATACGTGAAGATGAAACCGTAAGAATTGATGTATTAGAAGAGAATATTGAAAATGCGATTACTATTGAACAGAATGACTGCAGTTGTGGCGATGCTACTGATATTGAATTTATGCACGAGTTGCGCAAGAAGCGAGAGACGGGATTCCAGTTTAACGGAACCGATTCCTTTTGAGTATATAAAAATAGACGCCACTAATCGGGAGTGTCGTATTGCGCATGAAAAAAATTATGAATCCAATATTACTGGCAATGCCAGAATGAAACAATTACGTAGTGGTCAATAAATAGGTTAAAAATATGTCGAATTCCACAGAATATGAAGATAAGGCTTATGAATCTCCGGAGAGTGATCCAGATTCTAATAAACTGACTTCATGGACTAAAGAGCCAACTGTAGCTGACCTCAAGCAAGATTATGAGGATGCACGGTCTGATGCTGATACTCATGAGCAAAATGTAACAAGATGGCTTAATAGTCGCAATATCCATGGTGCTTCAAAAATAACCACAAAAGAGGGTTATTCTGACATCGTACCTAAATTAGTACGTAAGCAAGCAGAATGGCGTTATGCTTCTCTGGCGGAGCCTTTCCTAAGTACTGAAGACATTTATAATACATCTCCAGTAACTCATGCCGATAAAGAGGCTGCAGTTCAGAATGGGTTAGTTCTAAATAACCAGTTCAATACTAAAATTCAAAAAGTTAAATTTATTGGAGATTATGTTCGTACCTGTGTTGATGAGGGTACTGCAATCGTGCGCATTGGTTGGGAATTCCAAGAAGAAATGGGAGTGGTCGAGGAAGACATTACTATTCAAATTCCAGTTACTGATCCTGCACTGGCCCAGGCTTTAGCACAACAGGGCAAACCGGCCACTGTCGATGTACCCACCGGTAAAACTAAAAAAACTCGTAAACTTAAAACAGTTAAGAATCAGCCAACTGTTACAGTATGTGATTATCGCCGGGTAACTATCGACCCTTCTTGTGAAGGTGACATCGATAAAGCTAAGTTTATTACATATGACTTTTTAACATCTTTGTCTGCTTTGAAAAAAGCGGGTATTTATTCGAATTTAGATCAGATTAAACCTGGTAATACTTCTCCTTTAGGGGATGATGATTTTTCATCTGCTGGATCTGATTCTTCATTCAATTTTAAAGATAAACCTCGAGAGCTTTTTATTGCTCGTGAATATTGGGGTTTTAGAGATATTGATGGATCAGGTACACTAACTGCTATTAAAGCGGTATACGTCGGTGACGTTATGATTCTGATGGAGGAAAATCCCTTCCCAGATCAAGAACTTCCATTTGTTGTGGTTCAGTATTTACCAATACGTAAATCAATCTACGGTGAGCCTGATGCAGAACTGTTAGAAGACAATCAGCGTATCAATGGCGCCCTTACACGGGGTATGATTGATATTATGGGTCGTAGTGCCAATTCTCAGCAGGGTACCGCTAAAGACTTCCTGGACCCTGTAAATAAACGTAAATTTGATCGTGGTGAGGATTATGAGTTTAATCCAAATAAGGATCCACGTACAAATGTACATATGGCCACATATCCTGAAATTCCAAATAGTGCTATCCAAATGATGGGTATTCAGAATGCTGAAGCTGAGAGTCTTACAGGTGTCAAGGCATTTAGTAATGGCATTAATAGTCAAGCATTGGGCGATTCTGTAGGTGGTATTGGAACAGCTCTTGATGCTGCAGCTAAACGTGAATCGGATATTTTAGGTCGCCTTGCTGATGGTATAAAGCGTATTGGTCGTAAAATTTCTAGTATGAATGGTGAATTCCTCGATGAGGAAGAAGTTGTTCGTATTACTGATGAAGAGTTCGTTACTATTAAACGTGATGACCTAGCCGGTAACTTTGATATTAAATTATCAATCAGTACTGCTGAAGCTGATTCAGCTAAAGCAAATGATTTATCTTTTATGTTACAGACATTAGGTAATAGTATGCCTCGTGATTTTACTCAAATTGTTTTGGGTGAAATTGCTACATTACGTAATATGCCTTCTTTGGCTAAAAAGATTGAGGACTTTCAACCTCAACCTGATCCACTTGTTCAGGCTAAAGCTCAGAAAGAACTTGAGTTATTAGATGCTCAGATTGCAAATGAACGTGCGAAAGCAAAAGAGAATGAAGTAGATGTTGGTCTGAAAACTGCCAAGACTGCTACTGAAGAAGGTAAAGCTCGTGCTCTTAATAGTACTGCTGATAAGCAGGACCTCGATTTCCTTAATGATGAATCTGGTTTGACCAGACAACATGAAGAAAATATGAAGACAAAAGATAAGGATGATCAGTTAGAATTGAAAGGTGCAGATGCACTTTTACTTAAAGATAGTGAAAATCAAGGGTTTACAACACTACCTGATATAAAGTAAGATATAAGCATTACTTATAGAACTTATAAAAACCATAAGTAAAACTAATGAAATCTCCCATTTTGGGAGGACACAATAGGATAAGAAAAAGAATGAGTACAGAAATACAAGAAATTGAAGTTCGAATTGAAGATATTAAAGAAATTATTGGTGATCTAGAAGCTCTAAATCGATTATCCAATAATAAAGATTTTAAACGTATTATTGATGAAGGTTATTTTGTTAAGAAAGCGTGTGAATCCGTAATAGCCCGGGCAAATCCGGAAATGCAAGAAAAAGATAAACAGGAAGGTTTGCTAAAAACTATTGATGCCATTGGTGAGTTACGGCAGTATTTTAAAGTTATTACCGCGCTCGGCCAACGTGCTCGTAATGAGTTAGAACAGCATGAAGGCTTACTTGAAGAAGTTCTTAAAGAGGATCTTCAATCATGAGTAAGGAAGATACAACAGTAGATGAAACTACTGATGATCAAACTACAGATACATCCAGTAAAGAAGTAAATATCCTGGATATGTCAGAAGAAGATTTTAATGCATTGGATATTAATGCTTTAGATGATACTTCTGATGAAGAAGCAGGTTCGGACGATTCGGATGATACCGCTGACTCAGATAGCACCACTCAAGATACGGATGAGGAGGCTGCAAACTCTGACGGCGACACATCCGATGAATCAGAAGATGATGATTCAGATGAGCAGAGTGCTGACGATGTTGACGAAGATACCGACGACTCTGCTTCATCTGAGGATTCAGATGATACAGCTGATACCGATGAAAGTACAGACGAAGATAATGATGAAACTAAGTCTGAAGCGGAATTGCAGCTAGAAAAATTACTGGCGCCTTTCAAGGCAAATGGTAAAGACATCCAGGTAGATAATGTGGATGATGCCATTACCCTCATGAAGATGGGCGCAAACTATAATAAGAAGATGGCGGCCATAAAGCCTAATCTGAAGATTATCAAGAAGTTAGAAAATAATGACTTACTTGACGAAGGCAAACTTAATTACTTAATTGATTTAAGTAATAAGAATCCCGAAGCAATTAAGCAATTAATCAAGGAGAGTGGTATTGATCCACTTCAAATTGATACAAAAGAAGACACTGGATATGAGCCTACAGCTTACAATGTAGAAGATTCCGAAGTCGACTTGGACCTGGTACTCACTGATCTCAAAGATGGGCCTAAGTTCAAAGAAACTATGGAAATTATCAGCAATAAGTTGGACCCAGCCAGTAGGAAGGTCTTAGTTGAAAGTCCTGACATTATTCGAGTACTTAACGAACACGTTGAACTTGGAATATATGACAAAATAATGACAGTAGTGGACCGTGAGAGAATGTTGGGCAAATTGCCTAATTTAAATGATCTCCAAGCATATAAGCAAGTTAGTGATGCCATCAATGCCAATGGCGGTATGAAAACCGACAATACTGGTAAATCATCTGAGAAAACTGATAAGCAGAAAGCAGATACAACTGATCAGAAACAAAAAACTAAGGCTCGCAAGAAAGCTGCGGCCACAACAACTAGTACTCCTGGGAAAACTCAGAAAGACGACTTTGACATCTTAGCTATGTCAGATGAAGACATTGAGAATATGCCCGCGAGTAAATATATGTAACTTTCTCATAAAGGTGTTTTACAATGAATTATAACGATCCGGTAGGTGGAACCGATTCCACCGTAGGCTCTCAAATCAGAACTGATTTCTATAACAAGAAATCTCTGATTGAAGCTCAAAAAGAACAGTATTTCTCACAGCTTGCAGACGTAACTTCCATGCCTAAAAACATGGGTAAGAAAATTAAACGTTACCATTATCTGCCACTGTTAGACGATGCTAATATTAACGACCAGGGTATCGATGCAGACGGTAATGTTGCAAATGGTTCAGTTGGCTTATATAAAGCTACTGTTAAGATGTATCCTACAGCCGGTAAAGCAGGCAATATTGCTGCTGATCATCTGGATGTATACTACTTCACTTCTGAGCATCTGACATCTGCCACTGATCTGACTGAAGCTGAAGCTAAAGTTGCAGCATTCGTAGGTACTTTTGGTTTTGCCAGTCCCGCTGCTGCTGTTGTTGCAGGTT